GTTGGGAAACGGCACCAGTGCCATCTCTTTGACGGGGTGTCGCTCTGGCGACACGAACTCCCCGGTAGTCTCAACTTGAAAACTGATGTCGATGTTCATATTTGCGATGGTGTAACGCCGCCCAACGACCCAAGCTCAGCGACCCGGCCCACGGAGGACTCGAAATGAAACCGAAGCGTAATGGCCGGGTTCGCTGCAGCGCATGGTTAGGCGTCGTCGCGCTCGTCCCGCCGGCCGCAATCCCGCCGCTCATCATCATCTGGGTCTGTGTCGCAGTCATCTGGGTCGCGATGGTCAACGTGTGGCTCTGTATGTATCGGGCGCGGCGGCTACTTCGAGGCCATAACCCAGGTGAGCCAGAGAATCGCCGCCGTCATCACTGCAATGGCCACGGTCAGGACGACAACCCACCGTTGGAGCCGGTCGGCCTGAGTCGAAAGAACTGCAACGAGACGGGCAAACCCGGCAACGGTGCGAGCAACTCCCGAAAACTGACGCTCCTTAACGTCGGACGCGGCGGCATCTATCTCTTCGAGAATCTTTGGGATCGGATTTTCAGGACGCATAAGGATGTTGGTGTGACCGCGCCGCCTAACGAAGCAAGCTCAGCGACCCGGCCCGCGAGGAGGTCCGAATGAAACCGCGACGTGATGGCCGGGTTCGCTGCAGCGCATGGTTAGGCGGCGTGGTCATGGTCAAGAGAAGTGACTGTGCGCGTAAAGGTCGGCCATCGTCTTGGCGTGCTGAAGGTCGCGGCGCATCCGCACAACCACTGTCAGCAAAATCTGAACAATGATAACCGTGGTGAGGTAAGAAATGATGAACACTGAAAAGCGCGTCAGCGGCGCATCGCTGAACACCTGCAAGAGCAACGCGAGAACGCCAAAGGCGATAATCGCGCTGGAAAGATACACCCAACGACTCCGGCTCAACAACCAAGCCCATATCGCCCACTTCCTCGCGGGCTTCGGGGCTGGGGCTGTCAGCCTCCTGTTGACGTACCAGATGAGCCACGAGTTTGCGATTGTGGCGGCGGCGGCGATGAGCGGTATCCAGTTCATTGCGGTTACATTGCCGGTGCTTGTGGTGTGGATATGTGGTGGTGCGGTAACGCCGCCTAACGACCCAAGCTCAGCCAGCGCCCCGGCGGCGCGGCCTGAGCGCAACGAAAAGGAACAATGAACGATTGGCTACAAACGGAGAGCGGATGGGCGCTTGGCTGCAGCGCATGGTTAGGCGACTTGGGATGGCTATGGTGGAAGCTTCGGATTCTGGAGTGCATCATGTTGCTTGAGTGTTTCGTGCTCTACCAAGGCGTGCGTATCCTTGTAGAGAACTATCGTGAAAAGAAGAAGGGCGACGGTAAGAGCGACAATCCACCTCGTCAGGACAATCAATTTGTCCGTCTGGCGCTCCATCTTTGCCGCCGATGCGGCCTGGCTCTCGGCGACAAGAAGGCGAATCCCGTTCGTAGCGACGAGATACTCCCCGCTGTGCGACTGAACCGAGGCATGTCGAAAAAGCTCATGAAGCTCCCTTGGGTCGGTCGCATCCAAAATCCAGTGAAGTCTCTCTTGATGTGGTCCGTTCGCAATCTCCAGCGGTGTTTTGCGCATAAACGTGTGAAGTCGCCTAACGAATCAAGCTCAGAGACGCCGCCACTATGACGCACGACAAACACGAGCAGGCCGATGGCGGCGTTCTCTGCAGCGCATGGTTAGGCGGATGGTGAATATGGATATGATCAACAATCAATCGAGCGACGGTGTGGACGGGACACACATGCTGGATACCAGCAGCGTCGGCAACAGCAATGCGCTTGAAGAACGCGGGACGCCGCCGAATATACAGCGCAAAGTGACCACGAATGCACGTTCGACTCGTGCGCGCTCGACCACCTACTGCAACGGATGCGGAATGATGCGCTCTCAATGCGATTGTTGGGACGCTGTGAACCAAACGTGAATCCGCCTAACGTATAATAGACCGCGCTCTTGGCGGGGAAAACTCGGCAAATGATTCGCAATCAAAGACATAGCCATAATGCGGTGGCGAAGAGGGCGCGGCGGCGGATGGAACGCGCGGCGCGGGAGTGGGATGAGGGGAACCGTTCCGCCCCGGTGCCGCGCCGCCCGGCGGCGGATTTCATCCTCACCATCCGGTCCAGGTCTGGCGACCGGGTGCAGGTCAGCGCCACGCGGGTCGGGAAGCAGTTGCTCACGGCGGATGGCCTGGTCTCCGCCCGGCAACTGGCGCGCGGCATCGAACACCTGTTGCGGCTGGCCACGCCATGAACACCCCGTTATATCCCGCCGGGCAGCCGGTGCGCGTGAATCGCAGCAGCGAGGAATTCCAGGCCCGCGAGGACGGGGTGTATGTGTCCCCGCTGCCGGGCCTGCCCGGCTTCCATCAAATCGACTTTGCCGGCGTCGGCCGGTGCAACGTGCATGAACACAAAATCAAACCCCTCCCGACGGCGCGGGTGATCGAATCTCGGCCCAATGAACCCCGCCCCTGAAGACCTGGCCGAGCCGCATCCGGTGCTGTTCCCGCACACGCGGGAGCAGGCGGAGGCGTTGTATCGCGCCGCGCTGAAGGCGGGCGAGCCGGGGCTGGCGCCCTATGCCGAGTGGCTGCTGGCCCGGCGGCGGCTGATGTCGAATGCCGAGGACAATCCGCTGGTGCATGGCTGGGTGCCGCCGTCCTGGCAGTTGGTTGACCAGGCCTTGGACAAGTCCGAGACGGTCGCGCTCTTCGGGGCGAACCGCACGACCAAGAGTTGGTGGGCGGGGCACCGCTTCTGCGAGGCGGCGTGGAACTATCCCGGCGGCACGCTGGTCGCTCTGGCAGAGAAGGAGCAGACCAGCATCGCGACGCAGCAGAAAATCATCTGGCACTTTCTGCGCTATTATATCGAGAAGTTCAACCGCCGGCAGGCGACGGGCTTCAAGGTGGCCTACAGCACGGCGGGCGGGTTCACCGAGGGGAAGATTGTGCTGCCCAACGGGATGGGCCGGGTGGACGGCACGGAAATATACTGCCTCACTTACAAGCAACTGGCGAAGGATTACGAGGGCTGGGAGTTCGGGGCCAAGGTGAAGGAACTGAAGCAGCGGGCGGATGGCACGGTGATTCCCAACATTGGCTGGTGGGCTGATGAAAGCCTGACGATCCAATGGCTGGAGACGCTCACCCGGCGCGGGCCGTTCCGCCAGGCCAAGGGCGTCTGGACGTTCACGCCCAAGGACGGCATCACGCCGGCCATCAAGGAATTTCTCGGCGCGGCCCCGGTGGTGCTGGAGGACGCCCCGGCGGAACTGCTGCCGGCGGCGCGCATCCCCGGCTGTCGGGCGGGGCACATGCCGGTGGTGGTGCAGCCGAAGCACCCCAAGGCGCGGGCGATTTACTTCCATCTCGGCGCGAACCCGTTTGGCGATTACACGAACCAGGTGAAGGCGTTGTGCCGGGGCAAGCACTCCGAATACGTCGAGCGCATCGCCTACGGCTACGCCCGCGACGCGGTGGGCCGGGCTTTCACACGTTTCGGCCCACACAACATCGTGCCGGAGCAACATCTGCCGGCGGTGGGCACGAACTACATGGTGTGCGACCCGGCGGAGAGCCGCCCCTTCTTCGCCCTCTGGGTGCGAGTGACGCCCGGCGATAAACCGGACTACTACATCTATCGCGACTGGCCGGATGAACAGACCTATGGCGAGTGGGCCGTGGCTTACGAGGGGGAAATCTCGGAGGACGCGATGCGGGGCTGGGATGGAGCGCCCGGCCCGGCGCAGGGGAACTACGACGGCGGCGTGACGGGCTTCAAGCGGGAATGGTATGGGCTGGAGACGGTGCGGCCGGGTGGGGGGGGGAGCGACCCGTATCGGAAGAAATTGCAGGCGCAGGCGGACAAGTCCGGGGTGGCCGTGCGCGAGACCATCGAGGAACGGTTGATCGACAGCCGGGCCGCGCCCAGGCCGCACATCGAGAACAACGGCCAGACGTGCGTGCTCTGGCAGTTCGCGGAGCAGCACACGGATGGGCAGGGCGGCGGGACGCTGGAGCCGATGGAGTTCCGGGTGGCGTCGGGCGAGCGCATCGACCTGAACATCATCAAGGAACTGCTCGACTACGACACGGACGCCGCCGGCCGCATCACCCGCCCGCCCCGGCTCTACGTGAGCGAGCGGTGCAAGCAGGTGATTTGGGCGCTCTCCAACTACACGGGCCGCAGCGGCGAGCGCGGTGCGAGCAAAGACCCGGTGGACTGCCTGCGCTACATGGCGAGCGGAAACCTGGAACATGTGACGCCGGAGATGTGGCAGATTCGGAGAAACGGGGTGGAGGAATAGAAGCGATGACCCCCTCCCAATGGAAATCCCTCCCGCCGTGGGTGCGGCGGGCGGACGTGGTGGCGGTGGGCATCCCGGAGGATGTGCTGGCCGCCAAGCGGTTCGAGATGCCGGCCCCGGACGCGGCGGTGCCGCCGGGCTGCATCGGCGCGGTGCGCGGCCTGACGGCGCGCAAGGACGGCGCGGCCACGGCGGGGCCGGGCTACTTCAAATATGCGAAGTGGACCGTCACTTTGCTCTTGCCAAGGGAATACCGGTGAGGTATAGGCTGCCCCGCCGGGCGGCATGACCACGACTTGTTATGACCATTGACATTCCCGATGACGTGCAGACGGCGCTGCCGCTGCTGAAGAGCGCGGACACGCCCGACCTCAAGGAAATCCTCCTCCAGTTCCAGCGCGCGGGCGGCCAGTCCCCCGTGAGCGTCCAGCGCGAGCGGAACGACCGCATCCGCTACAACCGCTGGAAGGGCCGCACCAGCGACTACCGCAAGCACCGCAAGGCCATCGGGGCGGACCCGGTGCCGTGGGAGAACGGCTGGGACGGGCGCGTCCACCTGGCGGACGGCATCATTGAGGAACTGGGCGACGTGCTCTCGACCGCGTTCGCGCGGGCGCAGTTCAAGTCCCGCCCGGCGGAGGTGGGCGACACCGAGGCGGCGGGGCTGGCGGACAAGGTGCTGCTCAAGTATCGCGAGCGGATGCGTGGGGAGTTGCGCGACGAGGCGGAATTCCTGTGGCAGTTCGGCCTGCACCACGGCGCGAGCGTGTTGCAGGCGTCGTGGGACCGGCGGCTGGCGATGCGGAACGCGCCGGTGACGCTGGCGAAGTTTGCCGAGGCGGCGCAGCGGGCCATGCAGGTGTTGCAGGGCACGCCGCCCGCGGAGATGCCGCCGGAGATGGGGGAGCGCCTCCTGCGGCTGGCGCAACTGCCCTCGGCCATCAACGACCCCTCGCAAGAGGACGCGGCGGCGGAAATCTTCCGCCTGTTCGCGCGCGACCTGGCCGGCCAGTTGTTCGCCCGGGAGCGGCGCGAGTATGGGGACGACTTCCTGCTCGGCTACGAACTGTCGAAGAAGGACGCCCGGCGCGTGGTGCGCGAACTGCGCGAGAAGGGGGAGAGCGAAGTGCCGACGCCCTACGTGGCGAAGGACCAGCCGTGTCTCGTGGCCCGGCAGGCGGGGGTGGATTACCTGTGCCCGCCGGAGATGGCCGCTGTGCAGGATTCGGCGTGGCATCTGGTGCGCGAGTGGCTCACGCCGGAAAAGGTGTGGGAGGGCGTGGCGCAAGGCTGGGATCCGGAGTGGTGCGAGGCGGCGATCAAGAACGCGGGCAAGACGAGCCTGTGGACGGACCTCGCCTCGCTGGCGGACACCAGCCAGTTCCACGATGACGACGAACTGGACGCCTACGACTACATGGCGACGGACACGAAGAACGGTCTGGTGGAGGTCTGCCACTTCTACAAGAAGTATCTCACCCCGGCGGGCGTGCCGGTGATTTACTGCACGGTGTTCTGCCCGCATGTGAAGTCGCATCCCCTGCGACCGCAGGAAGACCTTTACGGCGCGCACTACGTCGCCGACGATCTGCCGGGACTCTATCCGTTCGTCGCCTACCGCTGGCAGAAGAAGCAGCGCACCTTCATCACCTCGACGGGCGTAAGCCAGGTGGTGGGGAGCGACCAGCATCAAATCAAGACGAGCCTGGACATGCTGACGGACCGGCAGGAGGTCGAGGTTAACCCCTCGTGGAGCGTGCCGACGCGGCTGGGGATGAAATACCTGTGCGGTCCCGGCGCGCAGGTGCCGGTGAAGCTGGGGCAGAAGGTGGAGCAGATGCCGCCGCCCACGGGTTCGCCGGGCCTGGCCTTTGAGCTTATCGCCCACACGGAGAAGCGGGTGAGCAACTACTTCGGGCTGATGAACGAGCACGTCCTGCCGGCCAAGTGGCAGATGAAGCTCCAGCGCATGACGGAGCGGTATCTGGAGGCGTGGCAGGAGGCGTGGGGGCTGGTGCTCAAGATGATTCCGCGGCGCGCGAAGCCGGAGGATTTGGCGCGCATCCTTGGGATGGATGCGGGCGGCGTGTTCAACCCGGAGTCGCTGGCGGGCGAATGGGACGTGAGCCTCTACTTCGACGTGAAGGATTTGGACGTGGAGTTCATGTGGAAGAAGCTGGACGCGCTCATCAAGATGGCCGTGCCGGTGGACCGGGCCGGACTCATCGACATGGCGCAGTTTGTGCGCCTCATGGTGTCGAGCATCGACCCGACATTCACCACGGCGTTGGTGCAGGACGAGCGCACCGCGAGCCAGAAGCTCTTCAAGGACGTGCGCGAACAGATTGCGCTCATGTTCCAGGGCAACCTGCCGGACTTCACGGAGAACGACCCGGCGGCGCAGATGAAGATGCAGTTCGCCCAGCAAATCATCTTCGGCGACGGCCAGGGGCAGGGCGGCAATCCCAAGTATCAGGAGGCGTTGCAGAAGGACCCGTTGTTCAGCGAGCGGATGCAGCTCTGGCAGCAGAACTTGCAGCAAAGCATTGCCCAAGAGAAGAACAAGCAGATTGGCCGCATCGGCGTGAACCCGGAGCAATGACATGCTGAACCCGAAAGACCTGAACGACATCGCCGCCGACCTGCGGGAACTTGACACCAAGAGCCTCGCGTATCGCGGGCTGGCCCGGCTGCTGACGGATGCCGTGGCCGAGGCGCAAATCGTGGCGACGCACCCGGACACACCGGAGGAGAAGCGCGGCGGCTTCTGCGGGCAGGCCCGTGCCCTTGGCGAATTCTGGCGCGAGTTCGAGGATTTGCGGACGGGCGCGTTCCGGCACTGGCCGGAGATGAAGGACTGGGTGATGCGGCAGGGCGAGGAGATGGAGGGATGAGGTGGTCGGCGTGGAATCACCCCGTTCCACCCCGTTCCACCCCGTTCCGAAGTCGTTTGTTTGCAAGGAGTTCTCACCGGAGGTAATCGTGCGCCGCTTTCTGAGGTTTGGGCCTTGAGGCTGAAACCCTGTGACCCCTTTGCCGGGGTCGGAACCACGCCATGCCGAAGAACGCAAAACCTTCAACGGGGACCACGGTCAACCCCGTGCCTCCGCCCGCTGCCCCGCCCGCGCCTCCCGCGCCCGCGCCGGCTGTGACGCGGAAGCAACCAACCGCGGGACCGCTGCCTGTCGCAGCCGCGTCCGATGCCCCTGACTACGAATCCGCCTTCACGACGGATTTGACCAGTCTCATCGGGTCCGACGAACCCACGGCTCCGCCCGCTCCCGCACTCCGGGAACCACGGGTGAAGGCGCGGACGACGGACAAAACGCCCGTCGAGGACGAGGCAGACGCGGAGGGCAGTGCAACACACACTGACGAAGAGGCCGCCGATGCCGAACCCACGACCGGGGAACCCACTCTCGAAGACGACTCTCCCGAACCCGAAGCCGCCGTCCGCGAGGCGGCAGCGGAGGACGAAGCGGAGGACGCGGACGAAGAGGGCGACGACAAGCGGAACTGGCCCGGCTCCTACAGGCGGCGCATCAAGAAGCTCACCGAGAAGGTCGAGAAGTTCGAAGCGTTGCAGGCGGAGAACGAGGATTTGCGCGCGAAAATCGAAGCGAAGGAATCACCCGCCCCCGGCCCCGTGGCCGGCGCGGTCACTTCCGTTGAAGCGAAGCTGGAAGGCGAAATCGCCCCGTTGCGGAAGGCCATCTCCTTCCTCACCAAGAACCCCG